GAGAGGTTTGCAATATCCGAAGTCCATTTAAAATCATATTGAGGAGCATCTTGACTAATTGTATATATCTCACCTAAAGCTTTATCAAACTTTTTAGCTTCTTTAGTAGCTTCTTGTAGTTGATTTACCATACCATATAATAGTCTTGAAGTAGCCATACCCACAGTTGTAGAAAATACCCTACGAAGAAAATACCCAGCTTGGTATGAATTAGTTTTAACTTTTTTTAAATCTCTATTAATACTTTTAAGTCTAGTAGAAACTTTTTTATCTCCAGAGACTTTTAATTTAATATCTGTTGCTTTGCTTGTAAGAGCACTCTTAGTGTCATTAATCCTCTTAAGAGATTTTGATATAGAATCTATACTTTTTATCTCAGTTGATGTTCCTTTTAATTTAGATAGTTGTGTTTTAAAAGCTTGGACATGTGTTTTAGCAAGCTCAGATGCTATCCCTACTTCTAAAATTGAAGAAGCTATTTTATTTAAATCTGTTGAAAGACCATCAATCCCCTTAATTGTTGTAAGGTTTTTACTTAAAGTGCCTAGAGAGGTATTTACCCCTTTTAAAGCAGTTTGCATTGTGCTTACTGTTTGTTGAAGCTTTGAGATATCAAAGTCCACACTTCCTAGATTTTCTTCAGCCATCATAAGCTCCTATTTAAATTTTTTATTTTTGCCATTACATATTTTCTAAAGACATATTTTCCAGCATTTATAGTCTTCCATTCTTGAGAGGTGTAATTACCTCCTCGGTAAGTTTCATGTAAAAAATATTGTAATACATTTAATTCAAAAGTAACACCTATTGTTTTAGGTGTTCTTTTAATTCTTGCTATAACTGTTCTTTTCCCAAGGGAAATACTTTTATTTTTAAGTGTCCTTTTTGGTGTAACAACAATATTCATATTCCCAGTTAAAGAGCTGGCTGATTGCAAAGACCCATCAACCTTCTCTACTTTACCCATTAAAGATGCTTTAGACATGCCTGTATCTACTGACACCTTTTCAGACATCCTTTGTAAGGCTAGACCAAGACCAAGTTCCATTATTCTAACAATTTTATCTTCAACATCTAAAAAATATTTCTCATTTACAGAAAATCTTTTCTTATTTGGTGAACCCTCTAGGGTTATGAATTTTTTATATCCTTGGCTCATTAGATTCCTCTTCACATCTTATATCATTATATTGTAAAATACTACCTTGAACAAAAGGCTCACAATCTTCAAAATTTGGTTTAACATCTGGTGGTAAAATGCCAAGCCGCTCACATGAGCGAAAAACACTATAATCTAATGTCCTATAACCCGGCAATATTTCCTTTAAAGAAGACCCTCCTTTTCCCCAGCTAAAAAACGCTCCCTAGCCTCTTTATAGATGGTATCAGAAAGACCATTAACTTTAATTATTTCTTTAAAAATCAAATCAATTTCTATTGGTAAGAAAAAACTTTTAGATAATTCCTCTTCAATATTCCCCCAAGTTGTAGGGTCATTTTCTTTGACTGTTTCCCATTCAATATTATTATTCTTTAAACTTTCAAATATTAAAAAACTTGTTTTATAGGTTGCAAACTCTTCCAGTTTTTTTAAATACTCAAAATCAGAAGTGTCAAAATTAATTGACCCATCTGGCATTTTAAGTTCTGGAGCTTTTGGTGCTATGCAAAGTTTTTCGTATCTTGAATAGTCTAAAACTGTTTCTACTTTAAAAACTATATCCCCATCTTGTCTAGGGATAACAACACATCCAGCTTTTGGCTGGGTTAACACTCTTCCATTAATTTTCATAAGTCCTGCCTCCTATAAATTAGTTAAAAGTTGCCAATCTTTCTAATAATGGTTTTGTGGTATTACATTTTCCACCAAATGCTACAGACCCTTCTTTAAGGTTTGGGTCAATAGTTTCTTCTCTAAAGTCTAGGAAAGAAAGTCTTTCACCTTTTATACCACTACCAGAACACTCAGCTGTTATATCCACTTGAAAGTCAAGAGCATATGGCTCACAAGGGTCAGCTGCTGAACTCATAAACATCCAAGCTAGTCCTTCTCTTTGTAAAACCTCATATACTGTTGGAATAACATCTTTAGTTGAGTCTGACCGCAACCATGCCCATTCAAATGTGCAACTCAATTCCATTGGCTGTTCATCACCGTTTCTTACAGTTGATAATTTGCCCCTGTCCAAATCATAAATTCTTTCTTTCTTAATGCTGAAAGTTAAATCCCCTTCACCTACTTTAATTTCAAGTTGGCGATTATTAGCTTGAGCTTTTATTGTAGTAACAACACTTGTCCCAGTTGCTAAAGTTCCAGTAAATTCAACATCATCAGCTCCCGAACCATCATTGTTTATAGCAGTGATGACATACTGAGTAGCACCAATTGTAAAAATACTCCCTACTTGAACATAAGGTGCATCCTCTCCTAAGCCATTTAAGGTTTGACTTACAGACTCACTATTTACAAAATGTCCACTAGCATCTACTGTATCACATACAAAATTTGTGATATTAGAAATAACTTCTGCTGTTGCAGAACCATCAACAAGATACATTCTTGCATTATTTATACTTTGTTTAGGCATTATGCCCTCCTATTTTTATTGTGTGTTCAATTTTTTCAACAAATAATTTCATATCATCTGTTTCTAAAATGTAATGTCCCTCAACTTGAGCCATCTTAATGTGTAAAGCATCTTCAATAACTCCAAAGTCAGAAACAACAATCTTATCCCTTTTACCAAAATACGGTGTTAAACATCCAATGTATTCCCCAGTGTCAAATAAACCTTCTCCCAATTTAAAAATAGGGATACTTACATGCAAAGATAGACAAAGACCTTTTAAATCTTCTATTCTAAACATATTTTTTTCATCTAACTTATCTAATATAAGTGTATTTATTTCAAAAAAATGTTTCCAATGGACAGGACTTAATTTTGTTGTAAAAGGTCCATCCATTCTTAATTCAACCCAATGTGTAAAATGACCAGTTTTTCGCTTAGCCCCTTCAAGGAACATATACACATCTTTGCTCGCAAGAGCTTTTTTAAAATATGTTGCAACTGACGCTTTAACCCATCTTGGGAGATATTCAAACATTTTTACCACCTAAATCGTTTTGAGTAAATTCACTGTGCATAGCTTCTGGGCTTTGACCTCTAATATGCTTAAGTTCTACAGCATAAGTCAAATCATCAACTATCTCAAAATTGGAAATTTGAAAAACTTTGCCATCCATTATAACTTTATCATCTTTACAAGCATCTCTTTCTTGAAATGCTTTTGGTAAATCCCTTAAATCTATAATAATATTGACAATTTCTTTATCAAATTCACCACCATATATAAAATTCTTATTAGCAGCTAAGTATGATAACGAGAACTTAAAAGCTCTATCCAAATTTGTAGGGAGAACAATGGCTCTCCTTACTTGATAGATTTCCCAAGAATACTTAGTATTACCTGTAACAGTATCAAAGAAACTGTCTAAATTTTTATACCAAGTTAAAGGTTTGCTTGCCCGCTTTTTAAGCTCGTATAAGCAACTTTTGCGTTCTTTGTTATCATACATCATTTGGTTACCCCTAGTGATTTAGCCTAATAAGATATGCCCAAGTCTCTCATCTAAAACCGCTACCCCACATAATAATGCTAAAGTAACACGAGTCCCGTCTTTGACACTATCATATTGCATAACAACTCTTAAGCTGATTCCATTAGCAGATATAACAAATGACTCAGCACCTAATTTAGCTCTTACTTTTGGTAATGGTCTATTAACAAAGGCTATAGAGTTTTTGTTGAAAGCAAAAGAGTAGCTACCTGCTGGACCTAAATTAAGATAAGCATTGTCGGCAACAGCCTCTTTTAATGGTCTATTCAACAATATTGTTGAACCATCAATATCAATGATACTATATTTTTCAGTCCCAACGGAAACTAATTGACCTATTTGAGGCTCTTTACCAGTTGAAAAATTATCAATGGTAATATATTTATCGTATTTAGCAGGGTAACCTGTTACTGCATTTACTCTTAGAGGCTTAACAACACTTACAATAGCATTATCAAGGATAGCATCTTTTAATCCAAGATTTAAAGTTATTAAAGTTGTTGTAGCAGCTACTATTTGGTATGGATATTTACTACCAGTAAATGTTACATATGAGCCAACCACAGGAGCTATTGAAAAGCCATCAACAATAAGTGCTGTTGCCCCTACAGCATATCCAGCACCAAAATTAATAGAACCAGAGACAGTGTCAATTGTAGCTTCATTTACCGTAGGAGTATTTTGTGCCATAAAAGTGTCAAAGCCAAATACTTTACCTAAAGATGCATCTCTCATTGAAGTACCTTTGTCCCCGACTTTTTCAGCAGAAGTAAATTCCTCTAAATTTAAAGCAAGCATTTCACTTACAGTAGAAAGGATTAAATTTCTTTGAGCCACAGGGACTTTAGCATCATTCATATTTTTACGAAGTAAAAGTAAGTATTGTTTAAAATTACCAACAGTAAGTCCACCTAATTGACCAACAGCATTTATTAAAAAGCTATATACTTGTCCTAAGACAACTTTATCAACTGTATCAGATAATGCACGCATAGCTGGTGTTAAAAAAACTGCAACTAAATCTTTAAATGACCAAGCAGCCTCAGTTTCTTTTATGATAAAACTCTCATAAATATACTGGTCTAAAGGAACTGCTATAGAATCAGCTATTGTATTAGATGGCACAATATCATCATTTACACCTTTTCTCTTCCCTTTCATATCTCTGGGACGGTAAGCATTTACAACATCCCCATGATTAGAAACATCTGCACTAAAATCTCTATGGACAAGATTAGCTGCAACTGTGTTATTTTCTAATTGTAACAAACCCTCAGCCGCCCATAATTCTGGAATCATTGCGTCTACATCATTGTCGAATACTGGAATATAAAATTTTATATTCATAATTATCTCCTTAGTTTATAAATTGTTTTCTATTCTTCTTATAACTTTCTAAGCTATTGAAGTCTACTTTCTCTAACCCACCTGAGCCAGAGTTATTCCCACCTAAACCTGCATTAACAGTGCTCTTGAAAAGGTTTCCATAGGTAGCTGTCATTTCTTTCATTCTTTTAACAGATTCAAACACAGAATACTCAGCTTTAAAAGCTTTACCATCCTTATCTATATCGTTAAATTGCACTTTAGTAACATATGAACCAAGAGGTTTCCCATCTTTATCAACCTCTTCAATTAGCTCAGTTGAGCCGCTTAAAATTGCTGATATTTGGTCTGGAGAAATAGCTCCCTCTTTACTTGCCGCATCTAAAAGGTCTCTTTGAATAGTTGAATCAGCAAAAAGCTTCTTCCAATTATCTTTTTCAGAATTTAACTTTGCTATATTCTCTTCATTTTGAGCTTTAAGCATATTTTTTTCTCTTTCAGCTTTTTCACTTACGGTCATGTGTTGAGTTTTTAAAGTTTCAATTTGTAAATTTAAAGCTTTTGTTGTCTCAGCATTATTTGTAGTAGATTTTTTCATCTCTTCTAACTGACCTATAAGTCCTTCATTTTGCTTTTGCAAACCTCGCCTGTTACTAGCCATCATACTATCAAGTTGGTCTTGAGAATACATTTTACTAGTTGCTCCAGCATTTGCTCCAGCATTTGCTCCAGCATTTGCTCCAGCATTTGCTCCAGCATTCGCTCCAGCATTCGCTCCAGCATTTGCTCCAGCATTTGCTCCAGCATTTGCTCCAGCATTCGCTCCAGCATTCGCTCCAGCATTCGCTCCAGCATTACCATCAAAAACAGGCGTGTAAAATTCAATATACTTCATAATTGTCTCCCTCCAATGTTAGTTAACCCTTAATAACCCAATAGAGTTCACATCTTGGAGATATGGTCTTAGGTAATCCCAAGCTAATGAGCTTAGCATTCCTAAAGCCTTGTGTTCTCTAACTATACTGGGGTTATAAGTATTTTTGACCGAAGAAAATTCAGATTTTGTTCTCCCAATACTGTCCACTTCCATATCACTATCATAGCCTTCAAGAATCTTGATAGCTATTTCACAACATGCAAAGCCAACCTCTATGGGTATATCCTCATCCCCTCCCCTTGGGAATTCTAGCTCTTGTGAGCTAGTTGTTTTATTCCCTATATAATTTAATCTACTAATAAGTCTTGTTGCCATTTTCAAGGATTTTGTCCTGTCCTCCAAAGTAGCAAATTCCCAATCAGTAGAGTTCAATCTTTCTTCAAAATATTCATTTGCATTTAGAATATTTATATATGTATTCATAGTAACCTCCTGTAGTTAGCGAAGTAATGACTTTCTACATTTAAGATTTTCCAGAACTCCCACCATTTTCTAGGTTCGCCTATATAGTAAGGAACCGTAAAATGTTCATATTTCAACCAGCCCATATGTGGGACAGGGTCAAACTTATTTACATATCTTACTTTATTGTGATGGCATTTTTGTTTTAGGTTCTTAGGCTCTCCAAAACTTATATGCTTGAAATCGGTAAGTCCGAAGTGGTATAGATCCTCACAGAACCTGTTACCTATTGCTGACCCTAATGAG